CCCTGCTGACCTTGACCCGATATCTGAGCAGACAGTTGCTTCAAGTTGCCGAACTCTTGCGCGTTCATTTGTGCAACCATCGCCTCTAGCTGTAGCTCCATGTCCGGAGTAAGCGCTTGGCCTCCGGTCTGCTGTAGCAACTGCGCCGTAGCCAGTTCTTGGCACTTAATCTTTACATGCTCAATAATGTGCTTCTGCAAAGAAATGGCAGACTGCGGAAGCGCCTGCAACATCGGTGACGTGCCAAAAGTCAAATGCGCCATGATGTGCGCGTCATGATCTTGTCCCTCAAAGGCTTTCAACTGCACGTTGTCCAAACAATCAATGTTCTCTTGTGCCGGGTCTTTCGGTATCGGATCTGCGGACGAAGGGGCAATCAAGACTTTATCAATGTCATTAATCCCTAACGCCTCGTACATGCGGCGATACGCCTCATGCATGTCGTGCATCTGCGGTGCTTGCATCGCCATCTCAAGCTGAGACTGCGCCATCGCAATGCGCTGGGCCTGCGAGAACGTATTCGGGTTGGACACAGGAACCACATCCACGCGGTCATCAAAGTCCTGCCGCATGATCGTGCGATCCCCGCCAGAAACAGCATACGGGTACTCCTGCGGCAAATACTCAGACATCACCCGAGACAACAGCTTGAACTCCTGCCTCATGCTGTAATGCAGGCGCTTATGCACCGCACTCATGACCCGTGAGCCCTGTTCCAACAACGCTACCGTAGTGCCCACAGGGGCCTGCTGATTGCCGTCACCGACCTTCATGTCAGTGATAGTGGCAAACCTACGCCCAGCGTCCACCACAAAGCCCAAAAGCTGCATCAACGTGCCGTCAGGACCCTTAAAGGGCAACGGCATCAAAGAATCTCGGATCGCGCCTCCCGGAGCATCTACATCACGGAATTCACCGGGCTGTAAGGGCTCCTCATCATCCCTGACCCTAAGTCCCCGAGCCTTGAAGCCAGCAGGCAGATTAGAAAGAGTACCAGCGTCAATAAGCTGACGAAGCGCCGCCGTAGCCGTTCTGGACAGTCCGCCAATCGTGTGGATGAGGCCCAGCCCGTAGAAACCGAATCCCGGCAAAAACTTGTAATGGACGAAATACTGGATCTTCTTCTTCCGGTCGTCGTCCTCGTTATAATTTCTTCTAATGGCAAGTATCTGTCCATTATCCTCACTAATCGTAACAACGTAAGGAACTTTAATTCCGGTCGGCTCACCATCTTCCCCCATGTCCTCAAAACCGGGCAAATCTAAATTAACGTGACACTCCAAAAGAGTGCAGTCGTAATCTAAATTTGTAGGCTCAATGCCCCCCAGCTTGTCCATCTCATCCGACACTTCATTACTGTCGCCCGCCTGAGAAGGAAAAACCGGAATATCCCGATAAAAACCCATGACCTGCCGGATCCGCAAGTCGTTCATAGACATCTTCACAACCTGAGTAATGTTTTCACATGAATCAAGGTCCGTGGCCCCGTAAGGAACCACAATGTCCTCTGCTGGAACAAACTTGCTTACCGCACGATCAATCGCCTCATCAAAGTACACTTTCTTAAAAGTAGAACCCGCCAAAGGCAAATAAAACAACATCTGATCAAATTCAGGCGTGTACTCCTCCATCACATTAGTGATGTAGTAGTTCATAAACTCTTTTACACGAAACGCCTGCGCTTCATTGTCCTTGGTCTTTTCACCAACAACAGCGGTGCGAACCGGACCCGAAGGCGGCAAAAGCTCATTAAACGCCTGCGCCTGAAACTGCGTGGCCGCCTCGGCTAACAACGGATGCGTGACACCCGTCGCACCCCGAAACGGCATCGTGCGCTCTTCATAGTTATACCCCAAAAGCTCCAAACCCTTGGAATACGCATCTTCCCACTCAGAACGCGAAGACTTGTTGGCCTCAAAATCCCCTAGTAGTTCTGAAGCCAGCCCACCAAGTTCTCTATCATCCAACTCCTCTGCCAAGTTAGCATAGAAATCGCCACCGCCAGCACCAACCATGGCCAGCGGATCAAGGTCAATAATGACGCCACCATCTTCTTGCTCCTCAATTTCAATACCTTCGGGTATTATCTCATTGACGGAGCCGACAAAGGTGCCGGGAGCCGCAACTTCGATGTCAAGCTCCATTTCGGCTTCATCTATCTCAGGAGCCGCCGTGCTGTCCATCAAAGAGGATAGAAGCGCTTTATCGTCACCGTTGGCCATTTATGTTTCCTGTCGGGTAAAAGGCGGAATATCCTCGCATTTTATCACCAAAGACTTGTCCTGTCGTTTGGCTAGTTACACGTTATAACTAGAGCGCCATCGGTCGTGGTTGTAACCGTACATCCAATACTCCCGAACATATCTTCAATAGTTTGATTGTTGGCTGTCGCATAGGTCAGCCAATCAGCGTTGCCCAGATAGTTATATAAAGTGTCGTACTGCGCCAAACCTCTGAGGTCCGCCATGCCCGTGGTGCCAAGCGTAGTAAGGTTGGTCATACCGGCAGTGCCCAAAGTTGTCAGGTCCGCCATGCCCGTTGTACCTAACGTGGTCAAGTTGGTCATACCGGTTGTACCCAGCGCAACCGCGCCATTGATGCCCAAATCCGCTGTCGCAACCGTCGCACCCAAACCGGCAGTGCCAAGGTCCACTAGGTTAGCCATGCCTGCCGCACCCAGATTGGTGAGGTTATTCATGCCTGTCGTGCCGAGGTTGTCAGCAGTATTGAGGCCAACTGTGGCAATAGCTGTATTCGCGTCAAATCCAGCGGTGCCAAGGTCTACCGCGCCATTGATACCAGCAGTGCCCAGATCAACCATACCGTCGATAAAGGGCGTGTAGTCAATGTTACCCATCGCATTGAACCCAGCGGATGCAACGTCCGCCGTTAAAGCGGATTGGCTTGTAAACGCCCCATACAACGCTTGTTGGGTGGTGGCATCTGCGGATATACGAGCCATAGATACATCGCGGTTGTATTCAGCCATTGCCTTGGTGGAGTCAGTCTGTAACCACATCATGCCCAAGTTGGAAACCGGCGCGGCCAAAATAGACGCCCACTGAAGCGCCTCAGACTGTTGTGGAATAGGCTGGACCGATTGCGTTTGAGTCAGCGCGAGAGCCATAACTGCCGCACTTGCCGCCTGTCCATCACCCGCAGAAGCAATCTTAGACAAAGCATCAAACTTGGCTTGGGCCGCAGCCGCATTGGCCGCCGCCGTTTTTTGTACCGCTTCATAGTATTGAGTGTTTGTCGAAGAACATGCCGACAAAGTCACTACACATAGCAACGCAAAAACAAATTTCATGGGTTATCTCCTAATGTAAGGGGCGTATGCGCCGACTCCGCGCTTGATATCAGATACATTAAACATGTTTCTCGCAACAGGAGCAAGACTGCCTACGCCGCCGCCTGCGGCTTTTTGCTCGGGAACGCGCACGTTGCCAAAATCATCAAAAATCTCTGAGGTGGGCGGAAATCTTTCGGCAAAGCGGATATTTTCTGGTCGCGTCGTAGTGGTGTATGGGTTTTCTTTATTCTTTATGGCTTGCCGTTCTGCCCGTGCAAGCATCCTATCTCGCTCTTCCTCTAACCTCTGAGCAGGAGTTGGCGGTATTCTTCCAGCTTCTTTAGAGCTTTCTTCGACTATTCGCGCCTCATATTCTCCTGCGGTAGAGCTATAATCTTCAAAAGCTCTTTCTTGTTGTAACCTAGTTTGATAAGAAAGTTCAAAACTCTCCTCTCCTAGCTTATCTAGCCGTCTAAAAATAGGTGTTAGCTGCGGTAGAATAGCCTCAACACCCCCCGGTCCAACGCCCCCTTCAACTTCTTCTAAAATGCCGAAATCGCCAGATTGTGCGTTTTCTTCCACAAAATCAGAAAAAGTCCGTGCCCCACGGCCCTCCTCTAAAGCTTTTGAATACTCTTTATGCAAACGCCCTAAATTACTAGCGATTTTTTTTGTTTCTAGATCAAGCTTTTCTGGAGAAACTTTAACAGACCTTAGTCCTTTTCTCTGACCAACGGAGTCAAAGGCAGATTTAACAAAAGGATTTAAAAATTTGATTGTTTGGTTTGATAGGTTTGTATATTGACTACGAAGCGCATTAATTTCTTTTTGTAAATTTTCAGGGATATCTCGGACAATGTCCCCCGCAGGGAAACCCTCTTGGTCCTGTACCCAATGTTGAAGTTCGTGAAACAATTTAGGTAAAATTAATTCGGGCTTACCTTCAAGATTATCTGAGTTTATGTAGATAGTTTCTGTTACAGGGTCATATAAACCATTTATCCGGGATCTATTTTTAAGATTTAAAGGAACTTCTTCTACTTTAATTCTTTTGGCATTAGGGTATTCTTTATACAATTCCGGATGATCTAGTATTTCTTCTAAATACTGCATCCCTTTAGATTCAAAGCTTGCTCTTTCTCGCGATAAATGTCCGGCAATAAATGGACTATACCGTTGAGAACTTCGCTCCGTGGCGTTAAAAGTTTCTCCGGGTTCAATGACTCTTCCGGGGCCACTTTCAGTGTCAATCCGGCCTACAATGCCTTCTTCTGAATGTCGAGAACCTTTTCTTACTTGCATGACGGGGCGGTTAGTATTAAAAATATCGCTGTCTTCGCGTAATTTAGCGCCGGTATCGTCTATTTCAAACTGCGGGCGACCATGTATGGGCGACCTAAAAGTTCCTGTTTCTGCAAATATTTGGTCCGGAGCTTGGCCTGCTTGCTCTCGGTTTATCAATTCCTTTATTTTTTTCATGCCGCTAGTTGAGGCCGCCCCAGCAAACATGGCTATTTTTGCAAAAGGAATAACGTCTGCGGCGTCTAACGCAGCAAAACCATACTCAAGAGCAGAGGGGTCTTCGCCGTAAGCTTTACGCTCCAAGACAGTAGCTATACCCCCGCCGGGTAATACAAACTCTGCGGGACTGCCTTCGACACGACGCTCTATTCCACGAAAAATCTCAGCGGCCTTAGCCATCAAAGGCGAATCAGGGGCTTTAATAACGCCGTACTGCTCTTCTGGCGTCATAGTCTGCTCGACA